CACGACCGGGAAAACAACGCGCTCTTCCCACTTAATTCTCTCGATACCTATGGCAAGCTGGTCGCGTACCGCTTGGCGATACCCGTGCCAGTCAGATCGAATAACAACTGGATTCCAACGCCCCATATGCGCCGAGAGAGATATTTGATTTTCTAACATCCCCGTTTTGTACCGCTCATAGACGCATTGAGCGATTTGATCGTCACGTCGACCCAACACTTCCCCCAAGAACTTTGCCTCTCCAAGCAAATGAAGATCAGCGCATGCTGCAAGCTCACTTCTCATTCGAGCAAGATCGGCCAGCTCAGGTGGATTTTCTGGATCAATCATTCCTATAAGCTTTTTCACCAATACGACGATCTGGCGATGTTCAGTGTAGAGCCTGGCGAGCATGATTACATCCATGTATTGTGACAATTCGCCAAGATTCGCATAAGCGGCGGTCTGCCAATGCAAGCTATGGAGCGACAACCGTAGATTCAGATGCTTTCTATTGGGTCACCTGAATGCCCCGGCGAAATACGTATATGAGAGCGACTTTACTGCGCCGACAACAGTTTGCGACCAGTCGCTAGCTGGCTAGCCGTCGTTGCTGCTCGGAGCTTGGGCGCTCAGACATTCAGAGCTGAACCCCTGACCTTGTGAAACCCGCCTTTCACAAGCCGCCGCGCTAGCGGTTGCGGCCATGCCGCCGCGACATGACGGCATGGCCGATACCTCCGTCACCTTCACTGCAGTCGATCTCTCGCGCCTGCCGGCGCCGAAGGTGATCGAGCCGCTCAGCTTCGAACAGATCTACGGCGAGATCCTCGCCGCGCTGCTGGAGTTGAAGCCCGATTTCGACGCAACCGTCGAATCCGATCCGGCGGTCATGATCCTGCAGGTCTGCGCCTATCGCGAGCTGCTGCTGCGCGGCCGGATCAACGACGCGGCGAAGGCAGTGATGCCGGCCTTCGCCCAGGGCAGCGACCTCGATCACCTGGCCGCGCTGATGAACGTCAGCCGCCTCGAGCTGGACCCCGGCGACCCCGCCAACAACGTGCCGCCCACCTATGAGGATGACACCTCGCTGCGCGCCCGCCTGGTGCTGGCGCCCGAAGGCTTCTCGGTAGCAGGCCCGGAAGGCGCCTATATCTACCACGCCCGTTCGGCCGATGGCGACGTGCTCGATGCCAGCGCCACCAGCCCGGCACCCGGCGAGGTGCTGGTGACGATCCTGTCGCGCCTGGGCGACGGCACCGCCTCGGCCGAGCTGCTCGCCAAGATCGCGGCGCACGTCTCGGCCGAGACGGTCCGCCCGCTCACGGACGCGGTCACGGTGCAGGCCGCGACCATCATCCCCTACCGGATCCGTGCCATCCTCACGACGTACAGCGGCCCGGATGGCTCGATCGTGCTCGCCGAGGCGCAGCGCCGGGTGGAGGAATATCGTGACCGCCAGCACCGGCTGGGCCTCGACGTCACCCGCTCGGGCATCTTCGCCGCCCTGCATGCCGAGGGTGTCCAGAACGTCGTGCTGCCCGAGCCGGCGACCGACATCGTAGTCGATCGAACGCAGGCCGCTTTCTGCACCGGCATCGATGTCACCTATACGGGCATCGGCGAATGAGCGGGAGCCTGCTGCCGCCCAACGTCACCGCGCTCGAACGTGCGATCGAGGCGGCGACCGCGCGCGTCGGCGCGCTGCCGGTGCCGCTGCGCAGCCTGATCGATCCGGACACCTGCCCGCTTCCCCTGCTTCCCTATCTCGCCTGGGCGGTGTCGATCGACGCCTGGTCGAGCGACTGGCCGGAAGCGGTGAAGCGCTCCCGCGTGCGCCGCGCGATCGAGATCCAGCGGCACAAGGGCACCGCCTCGTCGGTGCGCGCCGTCGTGGAATCGTTCGGCGGCGCGGTCGCGCTACGCGAATGGTGGCAGCTCGATCCGCCGGGTGCGCCGCACAGCTTCACCATGGCCGTCGAGCTGGCCGGCAATGACGGCGCCCCCGCCACCGCCGCCTTTGTCGACGCTGTGATCAGCGAGGTGCGCCGCACCAAACCGGTGCGCTCGCACTTCACCTTCACCCAGGGGCTCCGCTTCACGGGGGCGACCGGCCTGATCGCCGTCGCCCGGCCCCTCGTCTTCACCCGCCTGGCGTTCACCGCCTGATCGGAGCCCCGCCGATGTCCCTCACCCTGACCGTCACCAATGCCGGCCGTGCCGCGATCGTCAACGCCGCCAAGGATGGCACCAACGCCGTCCGGATCGCCTCGGTCGGCGTGTCCGCCGCCGCGACCACGCCCAGCGCCGCCACCACCGCCCTGCCCGGCGAGATCAAGCGCATCACCACCATCGCTGGGGATGCGGTGGCGGCCGACACGATCCACGTCACCGTCCGCGACGAGACAAATGCGCTCTACGCCGTGCGCTCGATCGGGCTCTACCTCGCAGATGGAGCGCTGTTCGCCGCCTATGGCCAGGCCGACGTGCTGGTCGAGAAATCGGCGCAGGCGATGCTGCTGCTCGCGCTCGACGTTCGCTTCGCGGATATCTCGGCGACCAGCCTGACCTTCGGCGCCACGGACTTCCTCAACCCGCCGGCCACGACGGAAACCGCCGGTGTCGCCGAGCTGGCGACCGATGCCGAGACGAGCGCCGGCACCGACGATCGCCGCGCCGTCACGCCCAAGGGCCTCAACTTCGCGCTTTCGGCGCGCCTGTCGAACTGGGGCAGCGATATCTGGCGCGCGAGCAACGACGGCGCCGGCTCTGGCCTAGACGCGGATCTGCTCGATGGGCGCGAGGGTGCCTATTATTCCGATGTGGTCGGCCGCCTCGGCTTCTGGCCCGTTCGCCAAGGCACCGGCATCGGCCAGATCGGCAACGTGGTCCATATCGGCTGGTCGGGTAGTCGGCTGAAAGCCACCGTCGACAATCTCGACCTGGGCAATGTCGCCTTCGACGCGCAGCTTGCCGATGTCTGGCGGGCGTCGAACGACGGCGCCGGCTCCGGTCTCGATGCCGATCTGCTCGATGGTCGCCAGGCCAGCGAATTCGTGTCCAAGGCCGGAGATACGATGAGCGGGCCGCTGGCAGTGCAGGGTCTGGAAGTGACCACGGGCGACATCGTGATGAGTCGAACGTCGTTTGCCTGGGGCTACATCGTTCGACCGAACATCGCGGGCTATCGAAAGATCCAGCTGGCGGCCGTGGGCGGTGGCCCGCTGGAGAATGTCGAGCTCAATGCCGAAGTCTTGACCAAGCAGGGAGGCGCTATCTGGCATGCCGCGAACGATGGTGCCGGCTCCGGTCTGGATGCCGATCTGCTCGATGGTCACGACGGCGGCTACTACGCCGACGTTATCGGCCGCCTGGGCTTCTGGCCGGTGCGCCAGGGCACCGGCATCGGCCAGCTGGCCAACGTCGTGCAAATGGGCTGGTCGGGCACGCGCGTGAAGGTCACGATCGACGCTTCGGACATGGGCAACATCGTGTTCGACAATCACATCGCCGACGTGTGGCGCGTGTCGAACGACGGCGCAGGGTCCGGCCTCGACGCCGATCTGCTCGACGGCCGACAGGCGTCGGACTTCGCACTGCTCAACGACGGCTCCCGCTTCGGCGCCAATGGCAATGGCTATTGGGAGCGGCGCCCGAACGGGGTGATCGAACAATGGGGCACGATGACGGGCCCGTTCAGCGAGGGGCAGGTTTTCATCCCGTTCCCGACTGCGTTCACCAACGCCGACAGCATTAACATCTCGGCGACGGGCGTGAACAGCTTCGGCAACAATCGCTACGATATCACCATCCAGCGCGTCTCCCGCTCGACGGACGGCTGCACGCTGATGGTCCAATACACGGCGGCCTCGACCTCGATCAATCAGATCGACGGCATCGACTGGCGCGCGGTGGGCATTTGAGCAGGAAAGGACCCCTCATGAAGACCACGATCAACAGCGTCACCGGCGCAACCGCCAACGTCACCTTCGAACATGCCGGCATCACCCACACCCGCGACGTCAACGCCTGCCTCACTACCAAGGGCAAATATGATGCGGCGGCGACCGAGGCGCGCATCGCCGACGTGGCGCGCGGCGTCGAGGTGAAGATCGCGGCCGGCGCCATCACCAATGCCCCGCCGCAGGAGCCGGCGCCTACCGAAGGGAAATAGCCGCCCCTTGTGAAACGGGGCGTTCACAAGGCCAGACCCGCGCGCGTTTCCGGTGCGGGCGGCACAGTCCTGCACCGTGAGCGACCTCAACGATCCCCGCCGCCTGATCGGCAACCTGATGCGCCTCGGCACGATCGAAAGCCTCGATCTGGCCGAGGGCACGGCGCGCGTCCGCGTCGGCGAGATCGTCACCGGCGACATCCCCTTCGCCGCGCCGCGCGCTGGCGCCGTGCGGATCTGGTCGCCGCCCAGCCTGGGCGAGCAGGTGATGCTGTTCTGCCCCGAAGGCGACATCGAAGCCGGCATCATCCTTGGCGCGCTGTTCTGCGACGCCCACCCTGCGCCCGCCACCGACGCGACGTGCCTGATCGACTTTCCCGATGGCACCCGGATCACCTACGACCCCGCCGGCCACAAGCTCACCATCGCGATCGGCGCCGGCGGCTCGGCCGAGATCACCGCCCCCGGCGGCCTCACCCTCAACGCCGACGTCACGCTCAACGGCAAGCTGGACGCCACCGACAAGATCACCAGCGCCGATGACGTGCTCGCCGCCGGCAAAAGCCTCAAGAGCCACAAGCACTTGGCTGTCCAGCCCGGCAGCGGCGTTTCTGGGGCGCCGCAGTGAGGGGCATGGATGCCGCCACCGGCAAGCCGCTCGAAGGCGACGCGCACCTGGCGCAGTCGGTCGGGCGCATCCTCTCGACGCCGATCGGCACCCGCGTCGGCCGCCGCGAT